AACCTGGCAACAAAATTGAAACTATCTCTACCTTAAAAAATATTTTGGCAGAAGCCGAAATTGGTGAGAAGTTTGAGCAAGAGTTTGCGTTATATGACCTGCCTGAATTTTTAAGAGCAGTTGACTTATTTGATAAGTCTGAACTTAAATTTAATGGTGGTCAAAATCTTACAATCAAAGACGCAAATGGTAAACAATCAATCAAATATTATTTTGCAGACAAGTCGGTAGTGGTTGCACCTACAAAACCAATTACTATGCCAGACAAGTATGTAACATTTTCTTTGACAAAAGATAACTTCACAAAACTTATGAAAGGTGTTAACACACTAGGTCTACCAGATGTGGCCGTTGTAGGTAATGGTTCATCTATTAGTTTAGTGGCAACCGATAAGAAAACTCCGTCTTCAAATGATTATTCAATTGAAGTTGGTACTACAGACAAAACATTTAAGGCTTATTTCAAAACTGAAAACCTTAAAATGATTGTTGATGATTATGATGTGGCGATTTCTGAACAAAAGATTTCACACTTTGTAAATCGTAATAAGAAAATTCAGTATTGGATTGCTGTAGAACCAGATAGTGAGTTTTAATATGTCTGATATTTACAAATTAGAAGACGGTACTGAATATAAGTCTGGTGATACTATCAAGTTAGAAGAAAGAGAATACCATCAATCAACACATTATTTAAATAAACATATTGATGTAGATGATGTGATTGAAGAATTTGGTAGTCTTCAAAACTTTGAAAAAGGTCTATACTTTAATTGGAACGATTATCATAAAGCTAGTGATGAAGAAAAAGAACTAGCAGATAAAGTACAAGAATTTGTGTCAGAACATGATTATGAAAGACACGAAGATACTTGGACAATCAATAAAGGTGGATTTGAAACAGACTTTGAAATTGTAAATGAATTTACAATGAGTGATTAATAAATAATGAATAAAGTGGAGTTTATATTATGTCAGATGAATTCTTATGGGTTGAAAAATACCGTCCTCGAAAAATTGAGGATTGTATTCTCACCGAAGATTTAAAGAAAACTTTTTCTGAGTTTTTAAAACAGAAAGAAATACCTAACTTACTATTATGTGGTACTGCCGGTACAGGTAAGACTACAGTAGCACGAGCCTTATGTGAAGAGTTAGGTGCTGATTACATTATTATTAATGGTTCAGATGAAGGCCGTCAAATTGATACACTAAGAAACAAGATTAAAAACTTTGCTTCAACTGTATCTCTTACCGAACAATCTAATCACAAAGTAGTTATTATTGATGAGGCAGACTATATGAATGCCGAGTCCGTACAACCTGCCTTGCGTAATTTCATTGAAACATTTTACAAGAATTGTAGATTTATCTTTACTTGTAATTACAAGATGAAAATTATTCCAGCATTGCATAGTCGTTGTACTGTAATTGATTTTGCGATTAAGAATGGTCAAAAGGTAAAAACTGCCAATGCATTTATGAAAAGACTTGGTGATATTCTTACTGAACAAGAAATCAAGTTTGACAAGAAAGTATTGGCTGAGTTAATTCAAAAACATTATCCAGATTTCCGTAGAACTATTAATGAACTTCAAAGGTATTCCGTAAGAGGTGAAATTGATAGTGGTATTCTGTTTAGTATGGCTGAATCCAATAACAAAGAGTTGATGGCAATTCTCAAAGAAAAAAGATTTAATGATATGAGAAAATGGGTTATTAATAACCTTGACAAAGAACCATCTTCTTTGTTTTCTACTATCTATAATAGTCTTTATGAGGCACTTGAAAGTAAATCAGTACCTCAAGCAGTTTTGATTATTGCAGGTTACCAATACAAGTCAGCCTTTGTTGCAGACCAAGAAATCAATATGGTTGCGTGTTTGACCGAAGTTATGGCAAACTGTAACTTTAAATGAGTTTAAGCGGGTATAGCTCAGAAGCAGAGCACCTCGTTGCCAACGAGGAGGTCGGGATTGCAAAACTCCCTACCCGCTCCAATAAAGGTTTATTATGTACGAATTGAAAGATTATTTACAAGCAATTAATGAAACAAAAAAACCACTATTAGATAGTGATGACAAAGAATGGGAAAAGAAATATCCCCCATTCGTAATCAATCGGTGTTTGTCTATGTTTTATGACACCATAATGCATGCTAATGAAATGAATGGTTTACACTTTCTCCCTAAAACCATGCAATTTCATTATCTTATAAATAGTATCCGTAAGAAAAAGCGATTTGGTGGTAAATGGTTATCACAGACCAAACTAAAAGACATGGATGTTGTGAAAGAGTATTATGGTTTTAGTAATGTTAAAGCAAAAGAAGCTCTCAACCTACTTACCAAGGACCAGATTGAAGATATAAAAAATAACCTTAATAAGGGTGGGAGAAAAAGAAAATGAGTGAAGAGATTATTAGCTGGTCGCAAAGTGACATGTTAGAGGTCACAATCAAGCAACCAGACGACTTTCTAAAAATTAGAGAAACATTAACAAGAATTGGTGTCGCTAGTCGTAAAGACAAGACACTATATCAATCTTGCCATATTTTACATAAGCAAGGTAAATATTACATTACACACTTTAAAGAATTGTTTGCCTTAGATGGTAAGAAATCTACACTAGTGGAAAATGATATTCAAAGAAGAAATACAATTGCATTATTATTACAAGATTGGAATTTGATTGATATTACAGATGTTGCAAGGGTAGAAAACAAGGCGCCATTAAGTCAAATCAAAGTATTACCATTTAAAGAAAAGAACGAGTGGAACTTAACTGCTAAATATAATATAGGCAAAAAGATTGAAGGAACAGATGGCGGAGATGCAGGTACCAAAGTTTAAAGAGTTTATCTCAGAAGCAAAAGACGAAAAGAAATTTCTTAGGTTGCTGATTATTACAGATGAACCTGAGGAAGCTAAAACTTTTCATACTGCTGATAGACTAAGAGAAGAATGTGATAAGTTAAAATATCCAAACTATCTCTTTAAACTTACAGGTGGTTACACTACCTACAATGATGGTGTCCGTAGATTTCATAACAAAGACGATAAGAAAGGTTTTGAAATTGATAGTGACACCGTTGCAGTTGTTCGTGGTTCTATAACTAGAAAAGATAGTTGGATGGACTTTGTGTCTATCTTAGAAAGAGCCAATGTTTGTCTAGTAAACAACAGACAATGTATTTCAGTTTGTGCAGACAAATATAGAACTTCATTAAGACTTGCAGATTATGGTTTAACAGAACCAAAAACAATTTTAATTAACGACCCCGAAAAATCAGTTGAACAAGTTGAAGAGGCTGGTTTAAAGTTTCCAATTATTTTGAAAACACTTAGAGGGTCAAAAGGTGTTGGTGTATTGTTTGTTGAAAGTGCAAAGGCATTAGATAGTATTGTACAATTAATTCACAAACAAGACGAAGATACTGATTTATTAGCACAACAATATATTAAAACAGACTATGATGTAAGAGCTCATGTTTTAGGCGGTAAATTAATTGCGGCTATGAAACGACCAGTTATCGAAGGAGATTTCAGGTCAAATGTATCACAAGGTTCAGAACCAGAAAACATCAAGTTAACAGAATTAGAAATTGAGGAAAGTCTAAGAGCTGCCAAAGCAGTTAACGGACTATGGTCGGCGGTTGATTTTATTCCTAGTAAGAATAGGGAAAAAGAACCACCATTCTTCTTAGAGGTGAATTCATCACCGGGAACTGAGGGTATTGAGGATGCTACTAAACAGAATATATCTAACGAAGTTATCAGCTACTTTGCTGATAAGAATAATCGAATTAAAGTACCAACGGAATGTGGCTATAAAGAAGTGGTCACAATTAAACCTTTTGGAGAAATTGTTGCTAAGTTTGATACTGGTAATTCAGGCATGCCGGTTATACATTCTGATAACTACAAAGTGGTTGGTAAACAAATTAGATGGACTCTTTTAGGTAAAACCATTACAAGTGATATTATTCGTAAAGAAGAAATATCAGTAGGTGGTTTAAGAGATTATGATGAGACCAGATATGTAATCAAACTTGATGTAGAGTTTGCAGGTGGTCTTTATAAAGATGTAGAATTTACTTTGGATGATAGAGATGAAAGAAGTTTAATCCTATTTGACCGTGAATTTATGAATAGATTAAATGTAATGGTCAATCCCCAAAGAAAATATGTAATAACAACCAAATACAGCATTGACTAATTGAATTAGTTGTGTTATATTATGAATAAGGAGTGAATATGAAAAACATTAAAATTATTCGTTTGTCAACCGGCGAAGATGTAATCGGTGACATTGATGAAAGAGATGACCACATTAAGGTCAAAAAATCATTTGTTTTAATTCCAAGACAAATGGGTCCAGGTCAACCTGTACAATTGATGTTGTCACCATGGCAACCATATACAGATGACGAAGAAGTCGTTGTGGAAAAAAGTAAAGTTATCACAATGATTAATCCAAAAGCAGACATTAAAAAGAATTACGAAGAAAACACTTCAGGCATTTTGCAGGCAACAGCTAGAGATACACAGCTGATAACAGAAACAAAATTGCCTAAAGTATGATAACTGTATTCTTTCATAAGAATGATGGTGGTCTAACGCATGTACAAAAAGTCAAAGTACCAGAAGGAACGACAATCATGGAAGCGGCCAAGTTTTTTGCTGAACCTTCCATTGAGCAAATCCCAGCAACTTGTGGTGGTACTTGCTCGTGTGGTACTTGTCATGTTCATATTGGAAATGATTGGCTTGACAAACTTCCTAAAATAGACTATAATACTCCAGAAATCGACTTATTAGAATATCAGAAAAACTACAAATCTGGTATCAGCAGACTTGGTTGTCAAGTCAAATTGACAAATGAACATAATGGTATAGTGATAGAATTATTAAATGATGAACTTCTTTGAAACTGATTTAAAACCAGAATTTTACAAATCAAATATACACCAAATTATTAAAAGGTATCATAAGAAAATTGTAGATAATACTGAAGCTACACAGTCCAAAATGGACTTGTTTGAAAATTCACACCACGAAATTTATCAATTATTTTACAGTAAAGAACAACTTAAAATTATGGAACAAGAACATAATAGGGCTAGAATTTTATCATCAAATGCAGGTAGAATTTTTGATGAAGCTGTTAAGTTTGTTATTACAAATGCTGAGGGTGGTAAAAGTGAATATGTTAGTAATCCTGGCGGCCATCCTAAAAAATTTGAAATAGATATTATTAATCATAATAAAAAAATAGGTTATGAAATAAAATGGCGTGATGCTGGTACTGATGGTGACCATAAAGCAAAAGAATATCGTAAGGTTGACATTATTAAAGAAATGGGTTATACTCCTATTAGATTAACTTTTTTCTTGCCTGAATTGCCTAGGTCATTAAAAGCACAACAAGAGATTATAGATTATTATAAAGAACATGGTAGAGCATACACAGGTAATGATGCTTTTAATTTTGTTAACAAAATGGCCAATATAGATTTATGGAGTATTATTCGTAGTTATGCATAACTTTTATAAAAGTGTAATTGAATACAAAGGCAAACTTCTTGTACGAGGTATGCTAGGCGACAAAGAATTTAAAGAAAAGATTGACTTTGGTCCTACTCTTTTTACTTTGACACAAGAAGATACAGGTTGGAAAACTTTAGATAATCGTAATCTAAAACCAACTGAATTTACCAATATCTATGCAGCTCGTAAGTTTCGTAAAGAAATGCCAGAAAACAATCCTGTTTATGGTTTAGAAAGATACCACTATCAGTATATCGGTCAAAATTATCCTGGTCAAATCGAGTGGGATAAAAGTCTAATTAAAATCTTCACACTTGATATTGAAACAACTTGTGAAAATGGTTTTCCAGATGTAAACAACCCTATTGAAGAAATTATTTGTCTTACTGTAAAGAACCAATCTAACAAACAGATATTAACTTGGGGTGTTGGTGAATTTAAAACTGAAAGACCAGATGTAACTTATGTTCAATGTGAAAATGAGAAACAATTACTATTTGAATTTCTAAAGTTTTGGATTAAAAATCATCCAGATGTTATCACAGGTTGGAATACAAAATTCTTTGACTTACCATATTTGATGAACAGAATTAAAATGGTTGCAGATGAAGAAACTGCCAATCGAATGTCGCCTTGGAAGATTGCAAATGAAAGAGAAATATTTGTACAAGGTCGAAGACAAATCTATTATGAATTGTATGGCACAGTTATGCTTGACTACCTTGACTTGTATAAGTGGTTTATTCCTACAAGACAAGAGAGTTACAAACTAGACCACATTGGTGAAGTAGAACTTGGTCAAAACAAGAATGAAAACCCATACGATACCTTTAAAGAGTTTTACGAAAAAGATTTCCAAAAGTTTATTGATTACAACATACAAGATGTGGAACTTGTTGATGCATTAGAAGATAAACTTGGTTTGATTGAATTGGCTTTGACCGTTGCATATGAATCCAAGGTGAACTATGATGATATATTTTCACAAGTGCGAGTGTGGGACACATTGATTGCAAATCATCTATATGAAAAGAAGATTGCAATACCACCACGACAAGAAAATGCTAAAGATACAAAATATGAAGGCGCTTATGTAAAAGAACCTTTACTAGGTGGCCATGATTGGATTGTTTCGTTTGATATTAACTCTCTATATCCACACATTATTATTCAGTACAATGTTTCGCCAGAAAAACTAATTGGCAATTCGCCAGTTAAAGTAAGTGTCAATGATATGATTGACCAGAATGTTGACCTTGGTTTTCTGAAAGACAAAGGTGCCTGTATCACTCCTAATGGTGCAATGTTTAAAGCAGACAACCAAGGTTTTCTACCTGAAATGATGGAATCAATGTACAATGAACGAGTGATTTACAAGAAAAGAATGTTGAAGGCGAAAGAACAATATCAACGAACTAAAAATCCTGAATTGAAAAAAGAAATTGCAAGATGCCACAATATTCAATGGGCAAGAAAGATTGCATTGAACTCAGCTTATGGTGCAGTTGGTAACCAATACTTCAGATATTATGATGTAAGACAGGCCGCTGGTATTACAACTGCTGGTCAGTTTATTATTCGTTTTGTTGAAAAGAATATGAACGCATATCTTAACAAGATTTTACAAACAGAAAACCAAGATTATATTGTTGCATCTGATACAGATAGTATCTATGTTAATCTAGGTCCACTTGTAAAACAAACTTGTGAGGGTAAAACAAATGAAGAGATTGCAGACTTCTTAGGTAAAGTTTGTGATAAGAAATTAGAACCATACTTAGAAAAAGTTTTTGATAATCTATCTACCTATTCAAATGCGTTTAGAAATGCAATGGTGATGAAACGAGAAGTAATCGCCAACAAAGGTATTTGGATTGCAAAGAAAAGATATATGCTTAATGTACTAGACGAAGAAGGCATAAGACTTGCGAAACCAAAGTTAAAACTTATGGGAATAGAAGCAGTCAAGTCTAGTACACCCCAAGTTTGTAGAGGTCGAATTAAAGAGGCCATTACTCTTATCATGTCTGAACCTGAAAGTGTGTTGCATAAGTTTATTGCAGACTTTAGAAAGGAGTTTTTTGAACTCCCACCTGAAGCGATTGCGTTTCCTAGGTCTTGTAATAATCTAAAGAAATACCGAAGTGCAAGTGATATATTCATCAAAGGTACACCAATCCATGTGAAAGGTGCATTGATTTATAATCACAAGATTGAAGATATGAAATTACATAACAAGTATCCTTTGATACAAGAAGGCGACAAGATTAAATTTATTAAATTGAAACCTGCTAATCCATTTAAGTTTGATGTGATTAGTTATATCAGTACATTACCAAAAGAGTTTAAACTACAAAAGTATGTTGACTATGAGGTACAGTTTGATAAAACATTCTTAGACCCTATGCGATTTATTTTGGATGCCATTGGTTGGAAATCAGAACCACAGGCAAGTTTAGAAGCATTTTTTGGATAATGAGTTACAAAAAGAAAGTGGCTGCTAGATTAAGGCGGTATAAAGAACTACAAGGTTGTGCTTATTGTGGTTATAATAAAAATGGCCTTGCTTTAGATTTCGCACATAAA